TAAATAATTATTTTAGAAATAATTTCTAAAATAATTGTTTAATAATATTACTATTTTAATTACAAAAATAAAATAGTAATAATAATAAATAATTATTTTAGAAATAATTTCTAAAATAATTGTATGGAATTTGATTATAATAATAAACCAAGTTTAATTGGAACTAGAATTAAAAAATCAGTATCTAATATTATGAAAAAATCATCAGATGTTTCTACTATTAGTGATAAAGTAACTCAAATTGTTATGAATTTTTATGATAATTATATATATGAATTTAGATTTATATTATTAATAATAATATGTTTTGTAGTATTTTTGATATATAGATATTATAATAGAACAAATAAAAAACGAGAAGATTTTTCAAATGATTTAATAAATACAATTGTACATAATCAAACTGAAAAATTATGGTATAATGAACAACCTTCAATGAATCCATTAAATTCAGTAAGAAATCAAACTGAATTTGTAAATTATCCACCTGAACCATTACCAATAAATTTACCAAATGAAGGTATTGTTTTAAGACAAGATATTTATCCTCCTCCTCCTCCATTCCCATTTATGAATACACCAAAATATGATTATAAAGAAGTTAATGAACAAAATTCGAGAGTATATAGTAATGGAACATTTAATACTTATAAACATGCTGAAGATACTAATTTAATAAATCCATTAGGATTTTCTAATAAATTTAATACAACAACTGGTAATTTTATAGGTGAAATGACTAGATTAAATAAAGATAATATATATGATTATCAAAAAATATTAGATAATACACATGGAAATTTATTAGATTCTTTAAAAATTGGTCCAACTTATTTAGATACATCTAATTTTGATACAAATATTGAACCTCCTTATAATACCGATTTATAAATATATATTTTTATAAATATATATTTATTATTGACCTGATTCATTATTTTCTGGTAATTTATTTGAATCTTCTACATCATCTACTGAATTTACTGGAACATCTAATGGTTCTGATGTAACTTCAGATTCTAATACTTCTGATACTACTTCTAATGGTTCTACTTTATTTGAATTTACTAATTTATTTAATTCTACTGTTAATACATCTACTTGATTATTTAATTTACTCATTTCTTTTGAATTATAATATGAATTCTCTAAATCTGTTGTTAATAAATCTAATTTATTATTAACTATTTTATTTCTTCTCTCTTGTTCATTACTAAAACATTTACATTTTAACCATGTTCTTGTTTTAAACCAATTTACTACTTTTGCAAATGCATCTTTAGTTACTTGAGATGATAATATTAATTGATATATTGTTAATACTAATGTTATAACATTTTCTTTTTCTTCATATGTCCATAAATTATTTGTTTCTTTTGGAATAACTATTAATACTACATACATTAATAATTTTAATACTAATTCTTGTGTTACATCATTATCATTTTTTAATTTAACTTCTGGTATTGAACCAATAACTAATAATAATGCACTTATTAAAGAAGATACTGCTAAAGTATCTTTTCTTAATATATCTAAATCTTTTACTGTGAATTTTTTGTTTCCATCTCTATCTTCTAATAAACAATCAACAACTTGTTTTAAATATAATTTAAATAATTCATTATTTACATATTTATCTAATGGACTTAATAATTTTAATAAATCATTTAAATCATAATTATTGTCCTTTACTACTTCTAAAATTTTCTTTTTTAATTCAAATAAATCAGCCATATATATAAACTATATAATATAATTTTAATAAATTTTATTTATAGAAATAATATATATGGAATCTTTAAATAATTCTAAAGATTTAAATATTATTGTTTTAATTGTTTTAATTATTATTATTTTATTATTTGTATTTTATAAAAGAGAATCATTTGATGTTAATGAATTAAGTATGTCTAAATTAAAAAAATGTATGAAATATAAACCTGATAATGTTGATATTTATGATTATAAACCTACATATGTAACTGATGTTCGTAATTCTAATGATTGTCCTGTTAGTAAAAATGACAAAGCAAATTTAGAATTTGTTAAAAATAATTTATTAACCAGTTGTGGATTAGATAATCCCCCTCAAACAAGAAAAGAATTCCATAATGATTTTTTTAAATTTAGAGATTTAACTTATAATAATTCTTCTATTCGTGAAGATGCTGTTGATAGAATTGTTGATTTATATTTAAGTGGTAATTTGGAACAAACTAGACTTAACAGTAATATTAGAATTAAAGATTTATTTGATTGCACTACTGCTGGTCCTAATCTCTATTCTCGTCAATGTGTTAGACTTCCCGATTTTGATAATATTAACCCTAAAGGTTATTATTTAAGTTATGGAACTCCTGGTATGCATTTGACTCGTGATAATTGGAATTATCCTAATGAAAAAATTTCTAATGGTGGTCCTATTAGAACTGGTCTCACTGCTAATGACCCCGCTCAATCTAATCAAATGTCTTTAGATGTTTTTCCTTTCTAATTTTTTAAATAAAATTATTTTTTTTAAATAATTTTATTTACACCCATTTTTTATTATAATATTAAATAATCATATTTATATCAATCCCAGCCAAAGCACATCCTACAATGTATCCATGTCCAAATGGAAATTTTGTATCATTTATTTTTTCTCTTAACATATCATGTGTCATCTCCATACAAGAAACACTACCATCTACATTACGAGGACCATCAAAATCATAGATTGTTATATTTAGTCCTTTATCAACTAAATTTTTCCAATATAAAGTCCGTTCTCTATCTTTAATCAAATTAAAATATTCTTTTACATATACTTCCTTTCTTGATGTTATATAATCCATATTACCTATATGTTCATAACCCTCAAACCGAGCATATAATACTTTTTTCCCTTTTCCCTTGGGATATTTTCTCTTAGGTTTCTTTTGAGCCTTCCACCAGTCTTTAACTATCTTTTCATCTATTCCTTCATATATCTTACCAGATTGCCACCAACTCTCAAAATTCCAATAACCTTTATATCCTCCTTCAATATGTGTCATTGGACTAAAGTCTCTTCTATCTAAACTTGATGTCTTTTGCATACTAGTAACGTTCAATTTAAGACTATTTATATCTAATGGAATCCCTCTTGATCCTCTTAGGTCCATACTTGCTATATATATTTTCCCTTTTTTTGTTTCTGTCATATTATTATGACATTTTATTCTTCTTATATTTATTAGAGATCAATTTTTTAAATTATCTATCTTTTTATTAAAAAGATAGATAATTTAAAAAATTGAAAAATATGAAACAATACTTTCATATTTTACTATTTTTTAAATTATCTATATTTTTTATTAAAAAGATAGATAATTTAAAAAATTGATCTCTAATAAATATAAGAAAGATAAAATATTATAATAATAAAATGGATAATAGGTATAATAAAAATAATTATAATAATAAATATGTAAAATCACCAACAAATAGACAACATAATAACTATAATCAAAATAGTAATTATAAACAACATAATAATTATAACCAAAATAGTAATTATAATCAAAATAATAATTATAATCAAAACAGTAATTATAATCAAAATAGTAATTATAATTATAATAATAAAGAATCAATATTAAATAATATGGAAACAAAAGAACAATTAGTAAGATATATATATAATACAATAGATATATCAAAATATAAATATAAAATAATAGAATATGAGAGTGATTTACATATATTAAAAGATAATAATTATTACATATCACCAAATTACAACGGTATAAATAGTTTAATGGTATTTATAAAGATAAGAGATAAATTTTATTCATTTTTAATAAATAGGAAGACATTAAATTATAAGTATAATCAGATAGAATTGGATAAAATAAGATTAATACCAATAACAGTAAGATTAGATCAAACAATATATAATGGAACAATAATAGATGGAGTATTATTATATAATAATCATAATAATAAGAATTTTATAATAAATGATATATATATATTTAGAGGTAATAGATTAATAGAAGATAGATTAAAGAATAAAATTAGTAATATAACATCATATTTAAATGTCAATTATAATAAAGATGATATATTAAATGATACAAAATTAATAGTAAATAATATATATAATTTAAAAGACATAAAAATGATAATAGATAAAGTAATTCCAAATTCAGAATATAAACATAATATAAAGGGATTAACATTTTATCCAGAATATTCAGGAACAAAAGTAATATATTTATATAGTAATTGTTATGATGAAACTAACAGTCCAACAAGTAGTGTAAATAATCCAGCAATTATAAAACCAATTAGACAAAATAATATTACAATAAATACTAATGAAATTATTGGAATATTTAAAATGTATAAAACAGATATAGTTGATGTATATTCATTATATTTAATTGAAGTATTTGAGAAAAATGATAAAAAGACTTTTAAATATAATAAATATTGTTTAGCATATATACCAACTAAAGAATGTAGTTATTTTTGTAGAGATTTATATACAAATAATAAAGAAGACAATTTATTAGTTAAATGTAAATATGATAAAGAGAAAAATAAATGGATACCATATGAAAAAGAAGAAGTAAGAAAAATACCAGATAGTATAGAAAAAATAAATAATTTAATTAATAATGTATAAAAACAATAATAATAGATATATTATCACTTGAGCCTTTTTTAAGAGCAAATTCTGCTAAAAGTTTAGCAATATTAGTATTTTTATTTATACGAGTATTAGTTTTAAGATCATAAGAATTATTAATAATAAAATTAACAACATCTTGATTAGACATAACATCCCAAAGACCATCACATGCTAAAACAAAAAATTTATCATTTTTATCTAATTTATATCTAAATATATCAGGTATATGTGTTAAAAATGGTGTGCTATCAACATCACCAAATGCTCTACTAACTGATAAATCATTAATTCTCCAATCATAACCATCAAATGTAATTTTACCATTTAATAATTCAATTCTTGTTTTTTCTTCAGGCCAGTGAGGTTTATGATCTTTTGTTAATGGTATTGCTATATTATCTCTACATAATACACATCTTGAATCACCTGTATTTAGTATATTTAAATAATTTTCTCCATTATGTCTAAAATTTATTACAACTAATCCAGTAGAACCAGTTCTATTTGCGTTATTTGTTTTTTTTAAATTATTTTGTATTTTATTATATACTTCATATACATAGTTTTTAGTTAATGGATATGGTGTTTTTTTTGTTAAAAAATATTTATATAAAGTCTCACTTAAATATTTTGATACATATTTTCCTCCATGTCCATCATAAATTGAATAAAAATTTATATTTGCTATATCTTTTTTAATTCCTTCAATATTTAATATTATATTATGTTTATCTTCATTTTGTCCCCGTAATCCTTTAATACTTATTGATTGAACAAATGCAGGTTGAAGAGACATTTACTTATTATAGTAAAATAAAAAAAAATAATATTTGATTATAATAATTTAATTAACTTATTATAATCTAATCATAAATGGATTAAAAACAACACCAGCATATTTTATTGCAAATCGTTGTTCTGTTAAATATTCTCTATAATATGAAGTATTTATAATTTTAATAATTGATTGTATTATATTAGTTATATTATTTTTTTCTCTAAATGTATTTGTTAAAAAATTAGTTTGTTTATGTATTCCTAAATATTCTTTTAATGAAAGTAAATTAATATTTAAACCTCTTTTACTATTTGGATTATCTAAATAAAACATTTGATTATGTGCATCTGTTTTCCATAATCCATATATATCAATTAATTTATTATTTATTCTATTATATTCATTTGTTGGATCACTTAACATATTTTCTAATTCTAATAATAATTTATCTATTTGATTATTTATTCTCATAAATTCATCATTTCGTAATTGATTCGCATTAGCATATAAATAATAATTAAATCCATCATAACCTGTGTGATGTATCATATTTTTAAAATGTTCAATAAATAAGAAAAAATCATGTAAATTAACTAGTTGAATACCCTCATTTTGAACAGCAAAATTATTAAAAAATTCATATGATTTATATTGATAATAAAAAATTATAGTTAAAAATACTAAAAATATTATTAAATAATTCATATATTTAATAAATAAAAAAATAATTAAACTTATTATTTTTTTATTTAATATTACTTAAATTTACATTACCTAAATTTACATTATTTATTTTAGGTAATCCATATTTCTTATAATATACACTTAATGCTCCAAAAATAACTAAGGTTACTAAAAATAAAACTGATAAATTAGATAAGGTAAATAAACTATTATAAGCATTACGAGTAGTTCTGATTATAGGTGGTGTTGTATTTATTAAAGGAGTATTTAAATTAACATTTGGATAATTATGAACATGTTTGTGTTCATGTTTAACTGTATTATCTAATCCTTCTATATTCTCATCAAATGTTTCAGTTTTAAATAATTTTGATACATCTAAATGATTACTGTCTAATGATGTTTCCTTATTTAATGGATCGTCTGGACTTGGACCTGATAAATGTAATTGTTCATTTGGTCTTACTAATTCATCTAATTCTTCTTCTCTTCTTACATCACCTTCTACATCTACTAATTTATTACATGGAGTACATCCTGTTGGTTTATTACTTACATATAATTGATTTGCTACTGGTGATAACCAATGTAATGACCAATCTCTTCCAGCACTTCCTTCTGGTGTTAATGGGAAATTCGATATTTCTGGAACTGTTTCTATTGAATTTTCATAAAACCACCATGGATTCCATAAGGTTCTTTGACCTTCTTTCCAATCTTTAGGAACTAATAAAGGAACTCTATCTACTATTCCAAGATGTTCTTTTCTATTGAAAAATATTAAAATTAAAACTATTAATAATACTATAATTATTAGATGATAATTATCAGATTCCATATTATATATTTTATATAGAAATTTAGTTTTTATATATTAAAAATCTTTTATATATACAATTGATTAGTATAATATAAATAAACCATACCAAATGTTAAAAATATTAAAGATATTATTAAATAATTATTATAATTATATTTTTTTTTATTTTTTAAATTAAAATGTTCTGGATACTTTAATTTAGTAATTTTTCTATAATTTTTATATGGATTACTTATTGGCATATCATTAAAATATTTATTTGGTTCATAATAAATATTACCATACGATTCTACTTTTTTTTTTGATTTTTTAATTAATCTATTAAATAATAAAAATGAAATTACAAAAAAAGATATTATTAATTCTATTATATACATATAAATATA